TCAATAGGTGGCTACTTTATCAGATTCTTTTATGTCTGTAACGACTGATTGCACGTAAGAAAGCATCCAGTAACTTTTCCTTCCATCCTTAAAAGGTTTTTGGTATCTGCCTTCTCTAATTCGTGAATCCAAGGTTTCAGGCTCAATGTTAAGCATGTGGGCAAATTCAGCACGACCGACTCGACGTTCTTCTTTTGACTGAGCAATGCGTTCAGCTACTGCAACAATCTTTTCTAGAATACTCGCCTCTATTTTGACTACTTGTCCCATTCCACCCAGCCTCCCAAATCTAAATAGTTTTGACTCCAATCATTAGCGCAATCAGAAATAAATGTTTCCTTTTGCAGTTCATCCATTGCATTCCAGTCATCTTCACCAATGAATTCACTAAGAGGGTAGAAATCTTCCTGAGTGGCATTTGCAATACCAATTGCCATATGGAATCGAATTTTTAAATCTTTAAATGCTTTTTTACTCATCCTTCAGCTCCAGATACGTTTGGCACACTATGAAAATGCATCCAGTGTGAAGGCGCATCATTATGATAATTTGCCCATACACTATTTAAATCTTCATCAATAGTCATATAGTCTTGTTCGGGGGTAACATCAGGTGCATCAGCCCAACAAATAAGTACCATTATGTCAGTAGGCGGCCATTCATCATCCATGCTGATCCAAGTTGGCAACACCTGAGCACTGGCGTCATTCCATGCGGCATCCCAAATCAACCAAGCTTCATGACGAGGACTAGTTGGTAAATATCTGTGTCCTGTTAGTGCCTCTTGTCTATCTAGTTGACGTTTTAAACTTTCATAACTGCAATTACATTCTTTGGCATGAAATCTTTCAAAAGCTTCTCTTTTTTTATTTAGATCAATCATTACCTAAGCCCTCAAATATTCTTCTTTAGTCCACTCAACAAACTCTTTATAAAGTTGTTGTGCCGGTTTATTTAAACGGTTGTGATAGTCGATCGTTATGCGGCGCCAAGCGACTGGTACCGCATAATGTTTGGTTAGAAACATCGCTTGATCCATGCCTTGCCGGACTATTACATAGCCCAGCAATTGCAAGTAGTACATAAAACCAAGCATGTGTTTTTTGGCTTACTTTCTTGTACTGATCTTTCATATTAGAAGCCATCCACTAATAGATAATCAGGGGTAGGTTCAGGTTGAGTAGGTGTAGGATTCTCTAATTCATAGCGGCGTTTTCTTATATAGCCCATTAGCTTTGGTTGAATTAGCGGATCACGTGCAGCTACATCTATTTCCAAAGCATCCAGTGTTGTAAGGTCTGGTGCGTTTTGGATCTGGACCATTAATGAAGTCGGTTCAGTTGCAGATACTTTAGATTTTTCGAGCTCTTCAAGTCGCTTGTGAGTTGCAAGAAGCAAAGGCTCCATTTGTTTATCTGACCAAGTACGTGTGTATCGATAAACTGCATTTACTTCTTCTGGTGTTTTTGACTCTTTAACACGCTGGAGAAGGGTATC